ATTTTCCCGAATACAATACTTAGAACGGTGCAACACCCCACTAAGGCACACGGATTATTAACTACATGGAGAGCCAAAAACGCAAAAGGTTTCCCAATGTTTACGGCTTTCCCAACAGATAATCCAGATCACGATTCATTACGGATTAAGATTCCTAACGGAACTCAACTTTTAGTTAATAAAGTTCCTGTCAAAGGTGATAGTGCTAAATATGCGTCTAAGATTGTGGACCATGATGGATACTTCGCTGGGTTGGGCGCTGTAGATCACAAGGGTGAGCCGATGGATGTAAATAAACTTTATATGCGTGAAGAGTGGCTTGTATAATCAATAGCCTCTAGGTTGAGATGATATTTATGGAAACCCTCACAGTTGAATTCGTAGTTACAATGGTGGCGACGCTGTTTGCTTCTTCCGGTTTTTGGGCTTTTCTTGAGTATAAGCTCAGAAATCGGAAGGCGGTTGAAGACGTTCGCAAAAACCAGACCTTGTTGCTTCTTGGGTTAGCACATGATAGACTTATATCTTTAGGTTACGAAGCGATCGAACGTGGGTCTATAACCCTCGATGATTATGAAAATTTATGCGAGTATTTATATAAACCATATGTCGCTATGGGTGGTAATGGCTCAGCAATGAAAATAATGAAGGAGGTAGATAAGTTACCAACGACAATACGGACGATTACGGTACAAGAACCGCATTAAACTTGAAAAATTCCCCGATGGGGTTTTTCCAGAAAACATTTTACAATTTATTAAATAAGTTAAAGGAGATCTAATATGATATTCAACATTCAAAACCGAACGTACGATATTCTTAAATGGCTTGTTATGATTGTTTTCCCTGCCTTTGCCGTTCTTTATGGGACACTTGCCGATACTCTTGGCCTAGGAATGGGCCCTGAGATTGTAGCCACAATCGGAGCAATTACAGGACTCCTTGGCGCTTATTTACAGATGAATATGGTTATGTATGCCCGATATGCGGGTATCGCACCAGAAGATAACACGAACTCGTACCCCTTCTCTATGTCAACCGATGTATACGATACCTTAAAATGGATGGTCAAGGTAGCGTTACCTAGCCTGGCAGTGGCGTATGTTGCATTAGCAAGTACCTGGGGATTCCCGTATATTGACGTGGTTCCCGTGGTCTTTAGTGCAATTGCCCTCTTCTTGGGTACGACTCTACAAATAAGTGCAAAACAATTCAAGCTTTCGCAGGTATAACATAGCCTATAATGAAACCCATAACTTGAGAGGAGTTATTTAGAATGAAAGCTTCGGATAAAAATCATGCATTTGACGTACAAATCAAGCGTGTTTTTGAAGAGCTAAAGGCACATGCTGTCGATTCAGGGGAATACCAAGAGCTATTATCTACGTTGGAATCATTAGTGAGCATAAATAAGAAATCATTAAAGATCTCACCGGAGACTATTGCGCTTGGCGTAGTCAACTTAGTCGGTATCTTGCTAGTTTTGAACTTCGAACGCGTAGGTGTTGTCACATCGAGAGCACTGAACTTTATCAAGAAACAATAATAGATACGAAAACAAGAGGTGTTTCGGAGTAGGGAGGTCGAATAATTCGGCCTTTTTACTTCGATTCTCCTTTTTTCGCGGCAGTTACATATGCTATAATGAAACCATATTAACTTGAAAGGAGTTAGAAATGAAAGCCAAACTGAAGAGCGTTTTAACCAAAGACAATGCTATTAAAGTTACTGGCACAATTATTGCATGCGCAATCGTCGTGACAGTCGCAATCGTAGCTGTTCGAGGTGGAAAAGCCCTAAGCAACGAATTCAGAAATAACTAAGTAATAGTAAATATAGGAAACAAAAGGACGTGCTTGCGATACGAGCATTTCCTTTTTCAATTTTTCTTGAAAGGAGAAAATGAATGAATAAATTACAAATCACCATACAATCTATAGGTAAGACACTGAATAAAAACTCTCCAACGATCATGATTGGTTTGGGTATTAGTGGACTTATCGGATCTACCATTATGGCCGTAAAGGTTACACCGAAAGCACGCAAACTTATAGATGAAGAATTACATCGTATTTATCTTGAGGATAATCCGCACAGCACTTGGAACCTTAACTCATTCATGGATTTTAAATTCTCCTTACCGGATACTCCACCATCTAAAAGATATACTGAATTACCATCGAAGCAGTTAGTAGCTCTTTGTTGGCGTCTATACGCCCCGGTAGCAGCATCTACAGTATTAGGTGTAAGTGCTGTCATTCTTGGTAATCGACTACATTTGCGACGTGCGGCGGTTCTGGCAAGTCTATATTCCCTTGCTGAGAATACCCTACAAGTTTATCAACAAAAGGTTATTGAATCTGTCAGTAAATCTAAAGCTGATTCGATATTTGCTGACACTAGCGATGCATTAGTTGTCGAGCCTCCGGACGAAGAAAATATACATAATGCTGGCGGTGGGACGGAGCTTTGTTATGAGGTCTGTACCGGACGATATTTCGACTCGGATGTAACTAAAATTCGAGCGGCCGAAAATGAATTTAATAAGGAGCTTATTACTGATAATGAAAAACCAATGAACGAACTTTTCTATATGTTGGGACTTCCGGCTGTAGCTTTGGGGGAATCTGCTGGTTGGGTTGTTGATGACGGTTTACTTGAAATATTGATAAATCCCAAAATATCAAAAAATGGTGAACGCCCTTGTTTGGCTATTGACTTCACAAGGCGACCGAAACCTCTATGGCTCAAATAAGGAGCTAAACATGACAGCCTTAGTTTTGATCCTCTCTTGTCCAACTTGTCAGCATGAGCGCCTAGCGCATCGTCGAACAATTGGAGTTTGGTATGACTATTTTTGTTCTGTATGTAAATCTCGATTGTGTCGTTTAAACCGTATACCAGCTGGAACTAAATTTCCTCGTCCTCGCAACACAAAAGGAGAGAATAATGACCAAAGGCCGTAATATGTACGGTGTTAAATTGGTTGAATTGGCGCCTTATGAGCTGTCTGTATTTAGAACATTGGTGTCGAGTAATAAGGTACACTCAATCCACCTTGTATACCATTTCGAAAACTACATGGCGGATATGGTGTTGAAAGAAGCGTGGCCAGCACGGATACCCTTAGAGGACCGAGTAGACCATTTTCTTGCTTACATGAAGAAGGCGGATCATAATGATAATGCTGGATGTAAGCATTGCTGAAAGGAGGTATTTGAAAACCCCGGTATATATTTAATTAATTTTTTAGTTGCTTAAAGGAGCATCGAAATGAAAGACAAATTTATGAAGTTAATGGCAGAACGAAAGCATGAACTGCTCAAAGTTGGTTCTGCGATCTTAGGCGCGCTTGTCGGCGTAGCTGTCGTCACGATTATCGAAAACCAAACCGCCGAAGAAAATCTGAAGGGCGAGCCAGAACCCTTCTAATCCAAATTATCAGGCCCTACAGACCGTAGGGTCTGATATATTTTTAATATGTTTTTTTCTTGAAAGGAGATTAAAAAATGAACGCTTTAAAGATCGCTCGGTATGCTGTAAAAGTAATATCGGTAATAGCTGTCCAACAAGTAGTTGACAATGTAATTGTAGCTACTACACCCGAAATATTAAGTGCTACCAACAAAATCATGACTCGTATTGGTGGTGCCGTAATCAGTGCTTATATTGGTGATGCTATTTCTCAGTATGTTACTCGAGAATGGGACGAGTTATTTGCAAAGGTTGTATCACCAACTGAAACAGAAAATAAAACTGACGGTGATGCCGCAGTTCCTGCTGGGAGTTAAGGAGGTCTCATGTCAGACGAATATCCCTCAAATAGCAACAGTAAACGAGATGGAAAGCCCCAAGTCCCTACAAGGGGGAAACGCCCCACCAAAAAAGAACCAGCAAGCGAAGCTATTGTTGAGGTCGAACGAGTTGTAAAGAGGGCAAATGTTAACCCTCGAGTTAGGAAGGAAAACTTTATACAACGCACGACCAAAGCAATTTTCGGAGCTGATCCAGATGGTGTTGTGTCTTATATTCTGTGGGACGTGCTTATACCCGCAGCAAAAGAAACGATGCAAGATATGGTTACCCAGGGAATTGAAATGTTCTTATTCCCGAATTCAGGTGGCCGGAGTCGCCGTGGAAGAGGGTCAAGAAGTCGTGGTAAAACCGGAGTTGTTTCTTATGGGAATATGTATCGGAATGAAAGTTATACCCATAGGAGACCGCCTTGGGAAAAACCTTCTTCAGGATATAGCTCTTCTAGAACTCCCCGGTCATCTCGACATAGAAGTCGCCTAGACGCTGTGGTATTTGAAACCGGTGACGAAGCTCATCAAGTATTAAGTATAATGCGCGAAATCTTAGAGCAGTATGGCGCTGTTACAGTTGCCGATTTCTATGATATTGCCGGATTAGAAAATCATGCGCAAGCTACGGATAACGCTTGGGGTTGGGAGAACTTAGAAAACTCCAGTGTCTCTAGAACTCGTGATGGTTTTGAGATCCATCTACCAAAGTCATATCAACTCGATAGATAGGAGAAAAAAGTATAATGAACGCTTCTAGTTTAGTACCAAAGTTAAAATTTATCGCCGGTAGGGGTGGACTCCTACTGAAGAAACACAGTCCGGATATTTTATTTGGATTGGGTATTACCGGTATGGTTGGTTCCACTATCTTAGCCAGTAAGGCTAGCATTAATCTCAAGCAAGTTCGAGAAGATAACGGTCTATCAGCCATGGAGGAGCGGATTCGGTTGTCTGCTCTAAATATGGATAAAGAATCGGTAGAATATAAGCAAGCCATTGGAAAGAACTATATGTCTAACACGTTTAAGTACGTTAAGATGTATGGTCCTGCAGTATCCTTGGGTGTTGCTAGTATTACCATGTTAGTCGTTGGTCACCAAAAAAGTAAGCAACGCGTTGCTTCTGCTATGGCAGCATTCACTCTCGTAGATAGAGCCTATGGACAGTATCGAGATCGTGTTGTTGACAAATATGGCGAGGAAGTAGATAACGACCTCCGCTTCGGAAAGGCTGAAAACCGTTCGTATTCCACCGTGGATGAGGACGGTAAAAAAAAGAAAGTCAAAAATCGTGTTTGGACCCTTGACGATGAGTCATCTGAATATGCTCGATTCTTCGACGAGTATTCTGTTCGTTGGCGAAGTGAATCAGGATTAAATTTGTATTTCTTGAAGACCCAGCAAGCATATTACAATGATTTACTAATCACTCGTGGTCATGTATTCTTGAATGAAGTTTACGATGGTCTCGGCATCCCAAGAACCAAAGCTGGCGCGATCGTTGGTTGGGTTAAAGGTGATCCAAATGTAGACGGTGCTGGTGACGGTTATATTGACTTCGGTTTATATAGCGATTTGAACAAGGCGTTCATCAATGGTCACGAAGTCTCTGTTCTAATCGATCCGAATGTTGATGGTGTTATTTACGATTTACTTTGAGTCCGTGACGGAATAAAAGCACTCGTATACCAATGCATTTTCGGCGATGAGTTTAGCGAAACGCCAGATTACTATATTCATGATCGGTTGACTCTGGAATACGAAGCGATTATGGCAGATAGTTAATTAGAAAGGAGATAAAATGAGAAACAAAATTATAGGCGGGGTAGTAGGGGGCTGCCTCGGCTTTATCATCGGTGCAATCGTGGCCGATCGCTTATTCCCTGAGTTTTATGAAGAATGGGAAGATGTACCAAGGATCAATGAATATCTGGTAAACTACGGTCCGAGTGCTGTACAGGAAATTGAAACTAAAAAACTCGTTGGTAAACCCCTACATGGGAACAAAAAGGGTAAAATTGTTGATTATGTTAAATATGGTGGATTTGAGAAGAAACCATCTTTAGACACTTTGGTCAAAGAAAAAGAAGAGGATCTCGTGGAAGAAGGTAAAAAGTTTGAGTTTGATGAGGATGATCCCGTACTGTTTTCAGATTATACGGATCTCTCCGTTGTATCGTATGAAGAATATCTTGCTGTTCGAGATGAAACCTTACCGTTCTTCTTGTCTGCAGCGGAATTTGAGGATATGGAAGCTGATGAGCCAAATATGCCTATAACGAAGCTTACCTATTACACACATGATGACGTGCTTGTCCGTTCTGTCGACAATCGCCCAATCGTTATAGATCCTGTAAAGCTTATTGGTGAGGCTGCGTTATATCCTCATAACTCTGGAATCTTTGGGAACCCTACGGACGTCGTTTATATTTACAACCCTATCCTTGATGGTGTATATCGAATCGTTACTGTCCATAAATCTTTTGAAGATGTTGTTGCTGGTGTAGTGAGAAAGCCTGAACGCACCAAGCCTGATCATAAAGAGGAGGAAGATGAATAAAATTCAAGACGCTTACTTTGCTTGGTTAGGTAAACGCGTGGATCCTACTGCGCAATACTCACATCTGAATTCTTATATTCATGCTGGTTGGGACTTTCGTTGGACAATAGCGATTGATAAAAATCGCCAGATCGACGGGTACTATCTTCGGGAAGATTTTTTGAAGACGTGTTGTGATGTTGATAATGCTTATTCAGAACTTAGCGATTTTGAATTCCAGCCTGTATCGGTCTTTGAGGTTCTTGTAGCTTTGGTCTCAAGGATGGATTATGAATTGGATGATTTATCAGGTGTAACCAGATTCGAAGTGTGGTATAAAGAGTTACTTACTAATCTAGATCTGGTTGGTTTAACCGATGATGTTTGGAAATGTAATGTAATACATGCAAAAGCCATAGTCTGGGAGGTTATGACTAAGCTGCTAGACCGTACGTACGATCGTAATGGTGTCGGGGGACTCTTTCCTCTCAAAAATGCCCCACAAGACCTACGGACGGTTGAAATATGGTATCAGATGATGATTTACTTAAACGCCCGCTAGTTACATATATGTTACGTTTTTGTTACACTGTTATTTTAAGTCTGTTTATAGAGTTACTTATTTGTTACGTTTCGTGAAAAAAAAGACGAAATCGTAAAATCCACACGAATAAATAAAACTTTAAGACTTTTAGTAATAAGTGTAACAAAAGCGTAACGGAGGTAACTTAGTATTATTTTATCTATATTTACTCGTAAAAACGTACTTTATAACCCCTATTTCTTGGCGTATTATAGTACTTTGTTACGTTTTCGGGTTATTCTATAAACTTCTAGTTAATTAATTATTAAAAAGTATAAAGTTTAGTATATACCCCAAAAACGTAACAACATAGTGTAATCACAAGTTAAAATCTCTTGAAAGGAGTGACTAATCAATGGACTTTTATAAAATTAAAACTGTTTTGACTAAGAATGGTAGTTACTCGGTCTATCCAGACTTCGTAGTTACTAGATCTCATGATTTAATGGTTAGAGGCAGGTCTTTCTACGCCGTTTGGGACGAAGCCCAGAGACTGTGGAGCCTAGATGAGTACGATATACAACGCCTGGTTGATGCCGATATTCGAAAGCTTGTTGATAAAATTCAAGCTGATGAGCCGTATGCGGAAGTAACACCCAAATTTATGTCTGACTTTAAATCACAAAGCTGGACATTGTTTCAACGTTATCTTTCTAATATATCCGACAACTACAAAGTATTAGATAGCCAATTAACTTTTGCTGACGACGTACCAAAGAAGCTAGATTATGTGAGTAAGAAACTACCTTACTCTTTAGGTGATGGTACACATAGAGCCTGGGACGAACTCATGTCTACAATATATGCTAAACCCGAACGAGCTAAGTTAGAATGGGCTATAGGCGGTATTGTGGCAGGAGAGGCAAAAGATATTCAGAAGTTTCTAGTGATCTATGGCGAGGCTGGTGGTGGAAAGTCGACAATACTAAATATCATTCAGAAATTATTTGATGGTTACTATACTACTTTTGAAGCAAAGGCTTTAACTAGTCAGAACAATACTTTCTCAACAGAAGTCTTCAGAAATAACCCGCTAGTTGCGGTACAACACGATGGTGATTTGTCAAAGATTAAAGACAATACTAAACTTAATTCTATGGTATCACATGAATACATGACCATGAATGAAAAATATAAGTCTAGTTATACTGCCAGGTCTAATGCCTTCTTGTTTATGGGTACTAATACCCCAGTTAAGATTTCAAGTAGTAAATCAGGTCTTATTCGTAGGTTGATAAACGTTAACACATCAGGTAAACGAGTTCCAACATTACGTTATAATTTGTTACTAGCTCAAATAGAGTTCGAGCTCGGGAATATAGCACAACACTGCCTTAACACGTTTAACGATATGGGTAAACGATACTATGATAGCTATAGACCGTTGGAGATGATATTAGAGACGGATTTCTTCTTTAACTTCATAGAAGAATTCTACTTTATATTTAAAGACACACCGCAGATTACGCTAAATCGAGGATACGATCTCTACAAAGAATACTGCACTGAAACCGGGTATGAATATCCCTTAGCTAAACACCGATTCAGAGCTGAGTTTGGTAACTACTTTAGTGACTTTAAAACTCATGATAGGATTAATGGTAAACTCACAAGAAGTGTTTATAGTCAATTTCGTACGGAGAAGTTCGAATCTCCGACTGGTACTGAAGAGACCGTCCGTATCGTTCCGGTGTTGGATAGCGAGGTTTCTATATTTGACGAAATGTATCCCGATGCTCCGGCCCAGTATGCTACGACTACGGGTATTCCCAAAAATAAATGGTCAACGATAACCACAATTCTAGCGGATTTAGATACGTCCAAACTACACTATGTGAAACCACCGTTGAATCATATTGTAATCGACTTCGATCTGAAAGATGAATCCGGAGAGAAATCCGAACAACTCAATCTAGAAGCTGCAGCTAAATGGCCTAAAACATACACAGAATATAGTAAGAGTAGATGTGGTATTCATCTTCACTATCTATTTGATGGACCCGTTGAAGATCTCAGCAGGGTTTATGATCACGGGATAGAAGTTAAAGTATTTGTTGGTGACGCATCTCTCAGGCGAGCACTATATAAATGTAACGACATTCCCGTAGCTACTATATCTAGTGGTCTACAATTCAAGGAGGTTAGAAAAGTGTTAGATTTCACCGCAGTACAAAGCGTGAAAGGACTTAGAAAATTAATAGAGCGAAATCTAATGAAAGAAATACACCCGGGTACAAAACCGAGTATAGACTTTATACATCGTATATTAGAGGACGCATATGATGGCGATCTTTCATACGATCTAACCGAAATGCGCCCGAAGATTCTAACCTTTGCTACAAGAAGTACCAATCAATCGACATATTGTGTTAGTCTTGTAGGTAAGATGAAATTTAAATCTGAAGAACCTGAATTAAAGAGTGAAGAGAATGACGTAGATCCAAATAGTTATGTCTTCTTTGATGTCGAGGTGTTCCCAAATCTATTGCTAGTTGTTTGGAAACTACCAGGAGAAGAGAATAAACCCGTGAGGATGATAAATCCGACGCCGTATGAAATGGAAGAACTAATAAAACTTCCCCTTATTGGCTTTAACAATCGCCGATACGATAATCATATTTTGTATGCTCGGTATTTGGGTTATACCAACGCTGAGATATATAAACTAAGCGTTAAGATTATCGGTGGGAGTCGCAACGCTATGTTTAGAGAGGCCTATGGACTTTCTTACGCGGATATTTACGACTTTACTACAAAGAAGCAAAGTCTAAAAGCGTACGAGTTAGAATTAGGACTAAGACATAACGAGTTGGATTTACCATGGGATAAATCCGTTCCAGAAGATCTGTGGGAGTTAGTTGCTGAATATTGCGATGATGATGTCATAGCTACAGAAGCGACCTTCTATTCTAGAAAGCAGGATTTCGTTGCTCGACAAATTCTATCTGAGCTTAGCGGTTTACCAGTTAACAACACAACCCAATCTCATACAGCAAAGATATTGTTTGCTGGGGATAAATACGCTAAAGATTCATTCGAATATAAAACTCTTTCCGAAGAATTTCCGGGGTATACCTTTGAGGTAGGTCAGAGTTTATATCGTGGTGAAAACCCAGGAGAAGGTGGATACGTATATTCTGAACCAGGAATGTATGAGGATGTTGTTCTTCTAGATATAGCATCAATGCATCCAACCTCTATCGAGATACTAAACCTTTTTGGTAAATATACAGAGCGGTATAGTGCCATCAAACAGGCTCGATTAGCTATCAAACATAAGAGGTTTGAAGAAGCAGCTGAGATGTTTGACGGGAAACTCAAACCATATCTAAGTTCAGAAGAGGGATCCGATGCGTTATCGTTTGCTTTAAAGATAGTTATAAATATTGTCTATGGGTTAACCTCAGCTAAATTTGATAATCCATTCAAAGATAATCGAAATAAAGACAACATTGTGGCTAAGCGTGGATCATTATTCATGATCGATTTAAAACATGCAGTACAAGGCCAAGGATATATGGTTGTTCACATTAAAACTGACTCCATTAAGATCCCAAATGCTGACCAGAAGATAATTGACTTTGTATTTGATTTTGGTAAAAGATATGGGTATGACTTTGAACATGAAGCCACTTATGAAAAGTTTTGTTTGGTGAATAATGCGGTATACGTCGCAAAGAAAGTGGAAGGTGGATGGACAGCAATCGGAGCAGAATTTTCGCACCCCGTTGTTTTCAAGTCTTTGTTCTCTAAAGACCCGATAACTTTTGAGGATCAATGCGAGACTAAAGCCGTGACCTCTCCCGCGAAAATATACATAGATCTTAATGAAGATTTGGAGGATGTATTTAAATATGAACAAGAACTAATCAAAAGAAATCGGTTGGAAGAAAACCCAGAGAAGAGAATAAAACTGAACCCTGATATGGGGGGGATGTCCATACCGGAGTTAGAGGAAATAATAGGTAGGGGACATAACTATCAATTCGTTGGTAAGACAGGATCATTTTATCCGATAAAACCTGGCGCTGGAGGAGGTATCTTATATCGAGTTAAAGAAGATTCATATTATGCCGTATCGGGATCAAAGGGGTTCAGATGGTTGGAGCGAGATATGGTTCGAACCCTAAATAAAGAAGAAGACGTAGATAAACTATATCACAAAGCTGTAATCGATAGTGCCGTGGATCATTTATCAGAATTTGGTGATGTAGGATGGTTTTTAACTTAATGTTTAGAAAGGAGATAAAATGACTACTGATAGAGATGTTGAGGTTACTAAGAAGATAACGATCGAAGGGGCACTAATTGCTTTTCGAAATTTTGCAGGGAAAGAAGATAAATTCAACCCAGCAGGAAATAGGAATTTCTGCGTTCTTTTGGATCCAGAAGTTGCTCGTGCTCTTAAAGCCGATGGGTGGAATGTTAAACAACTAAATCCTCGAGATGAGGGCGATCCGCCTCAGGATTACATGTCTGTGGCTGTTAAATATGATTTCCGCCCACCAAAGATTGTTATTGTGTCTCAATCGACCGGTGTAAAAACGTTCCTCGATTCTGATACTGTGCATATTCTGGATTGGGCAGATATTGAAAACATTGATCTTATGATTACCCCATATCATTGGGAAGTAAATGGTAAGGTTGGCATTAAGGCCTATCTGAAAAAGATGTTCTTAATCCTCGAGGAAGATAAACTTGAAAAGAAATATGCTGAACCAACGCCATCTAAATTCGATGACGAGGAACCGTACGAATAACCAATGGACATAACCAGTCTTCGAAATTACCAAAAGGCTGCTATAGTTCGCCTAGAGACCGGCTCCATCTTACGAGGTGGGGTCGGCTCAGGTAAATCACTAACCAGCTTGGCATATTTTTATCGCCAACTAGGGTGTCCGGTATACGATATTTTAGATCCAACATCATGTATTCCGGATAAGAGTATAGACCTCTATGTTATAACAACAGCTAAGAAGAGGGATTCTCTAGATTGGGAAAAAGAAGCCGCTTATTTTAGCATAGGCAAAAGGAGAGAAAATTCGATAAATAATATTCAATTGACTGTTGATTCCTGGAATAACATAAAAAAGTATAGGGATGTAGAAGGGGCTTTCTTTATATTTGATGAACAAAAAACGGTTGGTTCGGGAACATGGGCAAAACAATTTATTAAAATAACCAAACATAATGCTTGGATTTTACTTACCGCTACACCTGGCGACACATGGATGGATTATATTTCCGTCTTTATTGCCAATGGGTTCTACAAAAATAGGACTCAGTTTGTAAGAGAACATGTTGTATTTAATAATTATGTTAGTTTTCCGAAAATCGAGCGCTTCCTCGGTGTTTCTAAACTTAAACGGCTTAGGGATAAGGTACTAGTTGAAATGAACTTCAAACCCGATACCGTTCGAAACGTAACTGAGATGATTGTCCCTTTTGATGATGAGCAGATGGCTATTGTCCAAAAGAAACGATGGAATGTGTTTAAAGATAAACCCATAATCAATGGGGGTGAATACTGCTATGCTATGCGCAGGGTTGTAAACTCAAATCCTGAACGGTTAAGGATAGTAAAGAATTTAGCTGTGAAACATGAGAAACTAATAGTGTTTTATAACTTTGATTATGAGTTAGAGATACTTAGAATGCTCAAAGATTCCGAATTTTTCGTGGCCGAATATAATGGACACAAACATGAGCTAATACCAAAAGCCAGAAAGTGGATATATTTGGTACAATATACTGCCGGAGCTGAGGCGTGGAACTGCATTGAGACAAACGCCATGGTTTTCTATTCGTTGAATTATTCATTTAGAATAACAGAGCAAGCTTCTGGTAGAATAGATAGAATGAACACGACATTTAAAAACTTATATTATTATTTTCTTAGATCTGACTCTCAGATTGATAGATCCATAGTAAAAGCACAGAGAGACAAGACAAAGTTTAATGAAAAAAAGTTTTTAAGAAAAATAGAGGTAATTTTTTAGCTCGCGCGTGAAACTTATGCTATAATGAGGGAATATCCCTAATTTAAACGATAATAAAAGGAGGTTATTTTTATGTATGAATAATTTTTTGTTTTTTTATGCGTACCTATTAAGTTAATTTAAAACGGAGGATATTTTAATGCCTAAAACAATTATTGATTCTATATTAGATGCAGCAATCGATGTGTTTGATCAGTGTACCGGAATGCATTTATGCTCAGATGAACCAACAACAAGAGCCGAAGCTGTAACGACATATCAACTAGCTTCAGCGGTAATGACACCAGATACAGATTTCACAAAAGCTGATGGTGGTACAAGTGGCCGAAAGGTTACAACTGCAGTTAAAAATGGAGTAATAGTAGATAACGATGGAACAGGAGACCATATTGCTTTTACAGATGGTTCCAATCTTCTGCATGTTACAACCTGTACTGGTCAAGCAGTTGTCGCAAACGGATCGAACGTTGTGAATTTCCCCGCCTATGTTCTAGAGTTTAGAGATCCTACCTAATAACGGTGAATAAGAATAATAAAAAATTACAATCAATTCCAGACTTACCAGAATGGACAGAGGAGAGACACCTTTATGTCATGGCGGGTCTGGAATTGGTTGCGTATAAGCGTCAGGGTGAAGAATGGAAAGTAAAAACATCCCGATGCTCTATGTGCGGAACTTGTTGCGAAAACATAGGCAAATATCCGGGGACAGAGTTTTTTCCAATCAATAAAGATGGAAGTTGTGGTCATCTTAAAAGTGATGGCAACAAAAGAGTCTGTGGATTGGGATTATCAAGACCCTTCTCATGTTCTGTAGGACTGGGATTGAATAGACATAAAGGGAGTACAGAACGTTTTGAGTAAAAGGAGATAAACCATGTCAGCAAAAAATCCCAATCTACAAGCAAGTAGGATACTCAATGCAACTAGGGTAGCTCAGGCAGCCGACGATACACCGGTTACCGATTGGTCGTTATCTGCTCCGTTCATTGTGGTCATGCAGCTTGATGAGACGGCAGGACCATGGACGGCGACCTACAAAATTCGCTGGCGCCGAACATTAGGTACTTTTGCTGACTTAGGCGCAACTGGAGAAATGAAGACCACCACGGCCACAGACCTCACTAATGGTAATGCTGTAACCATTGGAGAGAAAGCTTGTACCAATACTCCTAGTGGCCCATGGCAAGATGGTGAAGAGGTCGAGGGTACTGGCACTGCAGATAGTATCACCTTACAGGATGAAGATTATACCGAGGTACACTTTGCTGTTGACCCTGCAGATGCTAACGATTTCCAAGAGTATGAGTTCGAAATCTATGACGTGACCAACGGAGCGGCAATTGGGACTGCAGAGGCTACACTCACAACCGGAGCAGGTGCAGCCTCTTATGACCTTGTACCAAGTGACTCATATATTCTTCTAGCTGCAGATAATGTGACTATGGAATATGAAACCGACGACGATCTTGTACCAAGCGACTCTTATATTCTCTTGGCTGCAGATAACGTAACAGTCGAATACGTAGTAGTTTACGACCTTGTACCAAGTGACTCTTATATTCTCTTGGCTGCAGATAACGTAACAGTCGAATACGTAGTAGTTTACGACCTTATACCAAGTGACTCCTATATTCTTCTGGCTGCAGATAATGTAACCATGGAATATGAAACAACTGATGATCTTATACCAAGTGACTCCTATATTCTCTTGGCTGCAGATAATGTAACAGTTGAGTATGAAACAACCGATGACCTTATACCAAGTGACTCTTATATTATAATGTAACAGTTGAGTATACAGAAGGCGGAGTCGCTGGTACAGTAGTTGTTGCCACAGTTAAAGTCGCTTGCAATACAGGCACGGGCGATCAGACTATAACCACATCGGACTTGGGGGGATTGACTCCAAAAGCCGCAATGTTTACTTTGACTAAAGCGATTACAGACGGTATACCTGCCGATCATGCGGCTTTATCTACCGGATTTACAGACGGTACAAATCATGTTTCGACCTTAGTCCAGTCAGAAGATGGGTCAACCGGAGCAGACGTAAACAGACGCGGAGCAACCAATCGAATTTGTACCGTGTTAACCGTAACCGGACAACTTGATGGAGAAGCTAGTTTTAAGGAGTGGACAACAAACGGCGTGGTTATTACGTGGGAAGATGCTCTTGACGCCGCTTATTTATTAACTGTAGTCTTTTACGCCGGGGAGGATGTAACCGCAGATGTTGGTACACATTTATTAGAGCACGATCAAACATCTGCAATAACGGGATTAGGTTATGAGCCAGATTTGATTTTTGTGTTTGGGCACGGTGGGTCATACGATACTGGCAACGATAACGACTTTGTTGTACTAATGGGTATTGGCTCCAACGAAGCTACATTGAAACAGGGTGCACACACGCTACACGACAAGCACGGCGCGTCAGCAAGTTTAATAAGTGAATATATAAGCGATGAAAGAATAGCCGTCAATCTATATAACGATGGAATATCACGTACATTTAAAATTAATACATTTGATGCGGGCGGAGTAACATTTTCCACTAAGCAAGAGGGTGTTACCGACGCCGACCTTTGGGTTTGTTACATGACATTGAATTTTGGCGGGGCGGCTGCCACATGGCTAGGATGGGTAGACACGAGAACAACTATTGGAAGTCAGTCAATTACTGACCCCGGATTTACACCGCAAACCGTTATAACGCTACCCGCGCACCTTGATACCTTGAACACAATAGAGAGAGCCTTTGTTGGCGGTGTTGGTATAGGGGCGTTTGACGAAAACGATGAATATACTAACTTGATCTACAACGAGGACGGACTAGCAACCACGAACACCGGGAATGTGTCTGACGACAAAGCCCTGATCATTTTAGACGAAACGGGGGCGGTTGATGTTGTAGCCGCGTTTACCAGTTTTGACGCCAATGGTTGGACTTGGAATTATTCAGCGGTCAATCTTACAGCGCAAAAAGTTTTATGCCTTGCGATAGAAGAAACCGATGGTTCAGGTGCAGCCTCTTATGACCTTGTACCAAGTGACTCATATATTCTTCTAGCTGCAGATAATGTGACAGTTGAATATGAAACAACCGATGATCTTATACCAAGTGACTCCTATATTCTCCTGGCTGCAGACAATGTAACAGTTGAGTATATGGAAATTCATGACCTTGTACCAAGTGACTCATATATTCTCTTGGCTGCAGATAATGTAACAGTTGAATATATGGAAATTCATGATCTTGTACCGGACGATTCTTATATTCTCTTGGCTGCAGACAATGTGACTGTTGAGTATGAAACAACTGATGATCTTATACCAAGTGACTCCTATATTCTCTTGGCTGCAGATAATGTAACAGTTGAGTATGAAACAACCGATGACCTTATACCAAGTGACTCTTATATTGCAGATAATGTAACAGTTGAGTATATAGCAGGGTATAGTCTCATACCAAGCGATTCTTATATTCTCCTAGCCGCAGACAATGTGACTGTTGAGTATGAAACAACCGATGACCTTGTACCAAGTGACTCTTATATTCTCCTGGCTGCAGATAATGTAACAGTTGAATATGAAACAACCGATGATCTTATACCAAGTGGCTCCTATATTCTCCTGGCTGCAGACAATGTAACAGTTGAGTATATGGAAATTCATGACCTTGTACCAAGTGATTCACATATTCTCTTGGTTGCAGATAATGTAACAGTTGGATATGCAGAAGGGTATAGCATCATACCAAGCGATTCATATATTCTCCTAGCCGCAGACAATGTGACTGTTGAGTATGAAACAACCGATGATCTTGTACCAGACGACTCATATATTCTCCTGGCTGCAGACAATGTAACAGTTGAGTATGTAGGAAGCTATAATCTCGTACCAAGCGATTCATATATTCTCTTGGCTGCAGATAATGTAACCATGGAATATGAAACAACTGATGACCTTGTACTAAGCGATTCACATATTATCCTAGCTGCAGACAATGTAACAATTGCCTATCAAGAAATTCACGACCTTGTATTAAGTGATTCGTATATTCTCTTGGCTGCAGACAATGTAACAGTTGAATATGTAGAAGTATACGATCTTGTATCTAGTGATTCCTATATTCTTCTGGCTGCAGATAATGTAACAATTGCTTACATAGAGATCCACAACCTTATACCAAGTGACTCCTATATTCTCCTGGCTGCAGATAATGTAATCATTGAATATGACGCAACATATGATCTTGTATTAAGTGATTCGTATATTCTTCTTGCTGCCGACAATGTAACAGTTGTGTTTGCAGAAGTCTATGATATCATACCGGACGATTCGTACATTGATGTAATAGCAGCAAATATTGATATTACGACCGGTGATGGAGGGATAAATCTAGTCATACCCAAATCATATATCGATTATTATGTGCGGTGTAACAATATGACTATTAATTATATACCTACCTACTATGTCCTACCAAGCAATTCATATATTTCGTTGCATGCAGATAATGTGACAGTTGAAATAATTGAATTTGCCTAGTAGATAAAACACTCTTGAAAGGAGATCCCATGGCTGGTGAAATAGTATTTGAAAGAAGGTTAGTAGATAAACTTTTGGATAGATATCCAGGTGCTTATGTGTTAAAGAATAACCCGAATTATATACAGGGGTTTCCAGATAGATTATTCTTGTATAGAAATTTTTGGGCAGCATTCGAAACAAAGATCCATGCCGATGCTAGCGTTCAACCAAATCAAGCGTATTATGTTGAGCATCTAAACGATTTATCCTTAGCCATGTTTGTTTATCCAGAAAACGAAAAGGAGTTCTTACGTGAAATACAATTCGCACTCCTCCGTCAAAGGTAAACATGCATTTTTGAGTCCTAGTCAATATCATTGGACAAACTATACCGAAGAGAAATTAATTAAACGTTTCCATGCCTATCGGGCAGCAGAAAGGGGCACACAACTCCATGAGTTAGCAGAAAAATTGATAGGTTTAGGTATAAAGATGCCAGCTAACGATACGGCATTTAGCTTATTCGTTAATGATGCTATAGGATATGGCATGGTTCCAGAATTAATTCTATATTACTCTGAAAATTCATTCGGGACTGCTGATGCTGTGATATTTAAAGATGGTTTGCTTAGAATTCACGATTTGAAAACCGGAGTCACAAAAGCTTCGGTCCGTCAATTGGAAGTCTATGCTTCTTTGTTCTGTTTGGAATATGAAGTTGATCCAGAGGACATAGAGATAGAACTAAGAATTTATCAAGGGTCAGAAGTTATGATCTATGAACCAAACATCGAATTATTAACGCGTATTATGGAAACCATTGTCGAATTTGACAATATTGTCGACGAACTAAAAGATAAAGTTGGAGTAACGATATGACAAAAACTATAAAACACTATGGTATTAAACGGCGTTCTGGTAGATACCCATGGGGGACTGGTGGTCATAGTCAACAACGAACGTCGGATTTTTTAGGTATCGTTGCTGAATTAAAGTCAGAAGGTCTTAGTGATAAAGAAGTAGCTAAAGCTATGGGAATGTCCACCACAGCTTTAATACAAAATAAGTCCTTAGCCAAAGCTGAATTAAGAAGTGCCAATGAATCTCAAGCCCACAGATGGAAAGAGAAAGGAATGTCTAATGTTGCTATCGGAAAGCGAATGGGTATCAATGAATCCAGTGTTAGAGCACTATTAGATCCATCGATTAGTGCACGAGCTGCCGTAACAAAAAATACATCCGAATATCTATCAGGTGTTATGGCCACTGAAGGCGTTATCGATATTGGTGTTGGTGTGGAAAGTGGATTAGGAATTAGTAGAACAAAACTCAATACCGCAGTAAAAGCTTTAGAAAATAAAGGTTACGAGGTATATTATATAAAAACACCACAACTAGGTACTGGTAAATTTACTAGTATTAAAGTGTTAGCTCCACCAGGAACTTCATATGGTGACGTATATAATGATCGAGCTAATATAGCCATACTTTCGGGACATTCGGATGATGGCGGTAGGAGCTTCTTAGGTTTGAAGCCGATTCAAAATGTATCTGGTGAACGAATACATATTCGTTATGATGAAGATGGTGGTGGCGATAAAGATGGTGTTATAGAACTTCGACGTGGTGTAGATGATCTTGACTTAGGACAAGCCAAATATGCACAAGTTCGAATCGGCGTTGATGGTACACACTTTATGAAAGGTATGGCTATATATTCAGAATCTATTCCAGATGGTTCTGATATAATATATAATACAAGAAAAAAGAAAAGTGAGGCTCTACGACCAGAGGATATTTATAAACCGATTACAGCAGATCCAGATAATCCCTTTGGCGCAACAATAAAGTTAGGTGGTCAACGAGGGGCGTTAAATGTGGTCAATGAGGAGGGAGATTGGGGACAGTGGTCTAAAACAATATCCTCCCAGATACTATCAAAACAATCCCCAGCTCTTGCAAAACGACAGTTAGAGCTGTCATATGATATAAAAAAGGCAGAATTTGATGAGGTAATGTCGTTAACTAATCCTGTTGTGAAGGCGCATTTATTACAAGGTTTTGCCGATGATGCAGATTCTTCTTCGGCTTATCTTAAAGCCGTAGCATTACCTAGACAAGCGACACATGTTGTTTTACCAGTACCTTCGATGAGTATAAAAGAAGTTTATGCGCCAATGTATAATAATGGTGAAAATGTAGTTTTAATTCGACACCCTCATGGTGGAGTTTTTGAGATACCAGAATTAACAGTTAATAATCGAAATCCAGAAGCTAAAAGTATTATGAAGAATGCTATAGATGCTGTTGGAATACACCCTAAGGTAGCACAAAAACTTTCAGGTGCTGATTTTGATGGGGATTTTGTAGTTGTTATACCAAATAAACGTGGCGAGATTCGAACTGCCCCATCGCTAAAGGCATTAAAAAACTTTGATCCGATTGAAGCTTATCCTGGATATAAAGGTATGCCAGTAATGGAAGGTCCAAATAAACAATTAGAGATGGGTAAAGTTTCGAACCTTATCACAGATATGACAATTAAGGGCGCTACACAGAATGAGATAGCAAAGGCTGTTAAACACTCGATGGTTGTTATTGATGCCGAGAAACATGGATTGAATTACAAACAATCAGCTTTTGATAATACTATAGCTGAACTAAAAATCAAGTATCAAGGGGCTGCTAATGCCGGTGCTTCAACACTAATCTCTAAGGCTAAGTCCCAAGTCAGAGTCCCTTTTCGAAAAGAGGGCGTACTGATTACCGACCCAAAGACGGGTAAAACTAAACGTGTATACATAGACAAGCGAACTGGAAAGAAGTTGTATGAAGAAACCGGCGAGTCTTATGTAAACAAAAAAGGTATAACGGTTAAACGCCAACAGGTAATTAGTAACATGATCAAAGCTAAATCGGCTTTTGAGTTGTCATCTGGTACTAGAATGGAAACGATCTATGCTACCTATGCTGATCGGTTAAAGGGTTTGGCTAATAAGGCTAGACTAGCAGTCTTAGACACACCGAGACAGGTCTATGTAGCAAAGGCTAAGAAAGCTTTTCAACCACAAGTTGATAGTTTATTAGCTAAGCTTAGGCTTGCAGACAGAAACAAACCGTTGGAAAGAAAAGCTCAGCTAGTTGCCAATAAGATCTACCGTGAGAAGTTAAAGGGTAATCCTTCGATGGATGCGGCAGATAAGAAGAGACTACGGGGGCAGGTCCTAACTGAAGCCCGCACCCGTTTAAATGCAAAGAAGCCTGAGATTGAGATAACGCCTAAAGAATGGACTGCCATTCAACTGGGAGCAGTTAGTCATCATACTGTTACCCGTATCATTAAAAGCGCTAACCAGGAGATGCTAAAACAATTAGCTATCCCAAGGACTGCATATGTAATGACTACGGCTAAGGTATCAAAAGCTAATGCCATGGCGGCTGTAGGATACACACCAGCTGAGATAGCATTTGCACTAGGCGTCTCCGCAACAACAGTAACCAATACACTTGGTGGTGGATAAAGGAGGTATAGAGTGCCAAAAACTAAAGAACAGTCAAACAAAGTCATGCTTACTACAATTGACAATCCTTACAATCCATTCACCCAGTTCGATCAATGGTTGAACTATGATGTTAGTCAAGGTTACAATACCTGTGGCCTACTCTCTAGAATTGCCCGCACCTCACCAAGTTTAAGCGTTGTTGATCAGGCATTAGCTATAGTTATTGCAATGGACGAGATCGTAGCTCATAATGTTATGGGTGTTCACAAGAAAGTTACAGATAAAGATTATACAGATATTGTGTTAAAAACATAATACTGATGATATAGCCACCTAGGGGGGCCCATCTCGCAAAAGACCCCCCCCCTTAACAT